CTCGGGAAGCTCTTGTCGAATAGTATTCACGATCTTCATTCCAACCATTGCGTGAATGTTCTCTTCTTGGCGGGTGTATTTGACTTGCTGGTCGGTGTCCTTTAGCACGTTCTTGTATCGGGCAAACCAATTGATAATATAGAATTGGCTAAACAACGAAACGTTTTCGACAAACAGCGTAAAAAGAATAAGAGCGTAAAGATACTGCTTTTTGCTGTCCTTATAAAATCGGTGTGTATACTTACGAAGATACTTTACCCGCCCTTGAATCCAGTCAAGCTTAAGGTTCTCCTCAAAGATGTCTTCCATGTCAAGAACAGAGAGGAGCCGCTCATACGCATTGTTATGAATCACTTCTGTATTGGCCATAACATAGCCAAGGTCTTGCAGTGCAGGGTGGGGAAGGTTCTCCCCAAGCTTGGCCCAAAAGCTTTTAACCGCTACTTCGATTTGGCCAATTGCTGAAAGTGTTCGTACAATGATTTCCCTTTCCTGATCTGTTAACTCTGTTTTAAATTGGTGGACATCTGACTTAAAGCTAAATTCTTTATCTGTCCAAAACCCATTATGCATTGACTCAATAAAGTCTTCTGTCCATGGGTAGTGATTTGGTTTCCGGCTGATTTGTTCTTCAAAAATTGTTGGCATGTGTGTACTATTAGTGTGGTGTTTAGACTATTATACAAAATAATACCTCTGCTGTAAATAAAAAACAGAGGTATTATGAATTTAAGCTATTCGTAGATTATCTGTCGAGTCTACGAATGGCTCGAAGCGCTCCGGTTTCGGAGTCTTGAAGAACGACTGTTTTCGTGCGGTTAGCCGTGGCAAAGTCGTATACTGCCTTTTCAGCCTCATCCTGAAGATTGAGGTATTTAGCCCACCGTTCAAATTTATAACGGCCGGTCTCGAATTTATTAAAAGTTTCTGAACAAACGGTAAACATTTTCCAGTTTGCTCCCTGTGATGGGCGTTGTAAACAATACGTTCCTTTCCCATCTTTAGCCTTCTTTAAAAAAGGTCTTGGCTTAAATGCAACTGAGCCTGTTGACATCATATCTTCTTCCATGGTAATTAGTTTGTTATTGAGTTGAGTTGAGTATTTGAAACAATCACAGTAGATCCCGTGTCTGCATCAATGAGTTGAAAAATTGGTTGGCCGAAAACCTTGCCGATGGGAAATTTATTTTCTTCAGTTACTGTTATAATATTGTAATACCCAGGTTGCTCATCGCCGTTTTTCGAGTAAATCGTCTCGTCGCAAAACTCATAATTACCCTGAGTTAAACAGCCGTTTTCGTCTAGGTGAGCGATGGATTCTTCCGCGAGCAAGTTGGTAGTGGGATCGAATCCAAAAGCTTCTTCAATAATACTAGCCAATTGTTCGTCTTTTAGATTGGTGTGTTCTTTAATCAAATACAGCGCCGCAGCGTAACTGGCTAATGTAGTCTTTCCTACTGCAGGTACCTTATTAAGAAGGCGCTTTAAGTTATATACTAACTTGTGAAAAACATTATAGACCTTTTTATCCGCGCTACCCTTTGCCTTACGTAATACATTCCCGTTTGCATCAATAATGCCAGCCTTAAATGCGTTGGTTTTTTCCCAAGGGGTGGTCAGCAATCGCAAAAATCGAAGGGCATAGAATCGGTCAGTTAATGAAAGCATTTTTAGAGAGTTTGTAGTTTCTTAGCTACGTAAAGGTCGCTAGGTATATTTATAAGATCTTCTTCCTTAATGTAGGAAAGAAAAAGAATAAATGTTTTTAACGCAGGCCAACTTTTTTCATTTATCTTAAAGAAACACATATTGGTCGCAGCCTCCATCTTAAAGACATTATAAATCAAAATAAGGTGATTGAGTATCAACCTTTCGTGCAGGCCTTTACCATTTTCGTACTTAGTAAATAACTTCTTAAGATACTTGAATCTGTAAAGATCCTCGTAAAACTCATCCACGTCCAGAACCCTTGGATTTATATAATTCTGTGCAGCGTATAGATTAAAGTTGGACGCATTAAGATTACTATTACTAATCATATAGTATATATAACTAGTAGATCCCTTCGGGAATAAAGTTAAGTAGAATCCTTAACGACCATAGATCTATTATACCAAAATCCTTTAATCCTGTAAAGGTAAAAAGAAAACTTTTTACTAAGGTTGTGTTACTCTAGCCGTGACGTGTATCTGCCCTTCACTGATTCTAAGAACGGTTTCCTCAGGCGAGTTGTCAATATAAACCTCAACGTCATACACATACCTTCCAGCCTTTAATGAAGCGGACTGCGTCGGAGTCAATGAGATTGTAACAATTCCGGTCGTTGGATCAGAGTCAATATCAGCAGTGAAAGTAGCCGCGAGCGAAGAGGTGTACGACTTACGGATTTCTCCTCGGGCGGAGTACCCTGTTAAGTCGGTCGCTGACTGGTTGGTATCAGTAACCTCGATAGTAGTAGAAAAATTACTCCCTTGGTCAACAAAGATGTCTGTATATTCCGCCATATTTTAATATTGGTTTTTGTCAAGAATCTCTTTTGAGCGGACAATGATTTTAGCGGTAGCTTCCATACCATCTCTTGAGAATTCCATCTTGCTCCACTTCCGGCCTACTCCGAAGCCTGCTCCTTTTTGAGCCTTCGCATAAACATCCAGCAGATACTTTTTCTGCTCGTCGCTAAAGGGATCTTCACCCCTTACGTTAAAGATTTTTAGTGTTGCTTCTCTATATAGAGGGAATATCGCTCCTTCTACATCAAGCGGACGTTTCTTATCAATAATTTTATAATCCCACAAGCTATTTAGCGCGATTTGGTCAAGGGAGTTTACCACTCTCATTAGCTCGGAGTTCGCGTCGAAAGGCTTTTGGGTTTTTAGCGTCCGAGAAGTTGCTTCGGTCACGCCTTCACTTTTTTTTTATCTTTCTGAGAGCCAAAGTATTTTCCAACAGCCTGGTGAATAAGCGTCTTCAAAGGAAGGCCTTCGGTGTCTGCTCCGATGTAGTCGTAAATCATAACCGCAAGGTCATCATCCTTTGTCTTCATCTCTTCAAGATCAACGCCTTCAACCTTTAGGCCACGTTTTTTAGCTTCCTTTTCAGCAGAGGCAAAGTCCTTTTTAAAGTCGGACCAAGGATTACCTTTAACATAGCGATCAACTTCCAAAGGTAACCCAGCCTTGGTCAGGACTGTTCGGAATTTTCCAATCCAAGCAATCAATTGATCATCAGGAACCTTACTAAAGTTGATTGCCTCAGAAATTTCGTTTTCTTCAACCTTTAGGCCACGTTTTTCAGCTTCCTTTTCAGCAGAGTCAAGGTCCTTTTTAAAGTCCTGCGTGTTGGTTTGCTTAGACAATTTTATCGAAGATTTAGTTTTTTTGATTTTATATTTCGCCCACGGGATCCATGAGAGTAAGGCCTCATCAGAAACGTTACTAAAGTCGACTGCCTCAGAAATTTCGGTTTCTTCACTTGTACAACTCGAGGCATTTAACATTTCATCTTCATGTGCACCTTCTTGAGGTCCACAATGAGCGGCCTTGATGTATCCATAAGAAGCCATTAGTGCATCTTTTTTCATACCTCGCAAATCCTTCATCATTGCCGTAAGCATGTCTTTCTTTGTTCCGATCCCTTGCATACCTTCTTTTGTATTACAATGAGCAGCTTTAATATATTGGTAACTTGCTTTAATATCGGCGACCTTCATGCTTCGAAGTTCCCTCTTCATTGCAGTAAGAAGATCAATTTTAGTTTTAGGCATATGAGCATCGTCATAAGTCATACTACGAACAACTGCGGCATCATTTTCATCGTATGTTTCGCTATACGTTGTAATGTCATCATAATTAATCTCGACTTCCGCACCATCACGATCCATAGCAAAGATGGATTTATCCAGCCACAGCTCAGAAGTATCAAAACCCTGTTCGGTATTTTTTGGGCTGAAAATCGTATACTCGCGACCACTGCTTGTCTGAATAACCCCTTCAGGCTTTTTCATAGTGCGGAGTAAACTTCTTTTATTAAACTTTCCTGCTTTAAGAGGAATAAGAGTTCCAGAATCACCTTTATCTGGTGTTTCATCGTATTGAATCTCTGCAGCAGAGTCTTCGTTAAGGATGTCTTTTAATGATTTCATTTGATGTTATTTATCAATTTATTATAGTTAAGTCTTGGATAAACGCTTTACTTGTGGTTTGTTCGTTTTTAATTGAAACGTAATTAGTAAACCTTTCGGCAATTTCATATTCCTGTTCGTCCTTTTTATTAAAGACTCGATCGCCAACATTAAAAATCTCACCAGCGATATACTTCTCGCGGAGCGAAGTTGTCTCAAGTTCAATGTGTTTTCTAAAGTTTGTTGATTCCTTTAGCCCCATACCTTTACGAACAGCATTCATTAGATCGGCAACTCCACGAAAGTTCTTGGGCATTCCAAGGGTAAAGGTTTTAAGATCGTTATCAGCAGCAGCTGCGCGCATTTTACTTGCGCTCATAGCCTCTACCGCATCATCGGAATCAGGATCTCTTGCACCTGCGCTTTTTACTTCAATACCATATTGGAAATCATAAAATCCATGCCGGCCTTCTACACCATTGTATTTTCCAAGGGTTTGCTTAAATTCATTAACCCTGTCGCTTCCAACTACAACAATCAATTTATTATACCCATCATCATGAGCTTTACTCGCTGCATTAAAAATGTTCTTGATAGATGGGTCAAGAATAAAACTCCTTCCGTGGTCTGGAAACATCTTCCGGAGGAATTTAATCTTATCTTTATAACTTAAAGGATTTTTCTTCGGGTCAGCTGATTGCGAAGCGTGAATACGGTAATCGTTACCCTTAGCAATAGAAGAAACCTTTTTGAATAGTTTCCCGTGACCTACAGTTGGCGGATTGAACCGACCAAAGGTAATCACCAAGGGCTTTACAGTTTCTTCACTAAATTGCTTAAATGATTTCATCTATTACTATTTATAAGGTTTAGTGATCCCAGCCTTTTAATACGTCAGGTGAGAAATTGTTGGTAGAGAATTCCAATCTATCCACCAGCTTAACTGCGCCCCCGCCTGTTTTGTCGATTGCAACAAACCCTTCTTGACCTGTTACCTTAAACCCATTCTTGGTGCGAATAAACGTATCAATCTTTTTAAGGGAATCGAGCTTCTTAATGATAATAAGCTTGGCAGCTACAATAGCTTTTTGCAAATCGTATATCAAGGCAAGGTTAGTTTTGTTCTGTGGAGAAAAGAACTTCATGAATTCCTCTTCCCGCTTGTTAACTCCTTCTTTACCTCTTTCGCTTTTTCGTTGCTGCCGCTCTTTTTCATAGCGGTCTGCTGCCCATTTAATCAGTCCGTCAACGTGTTTCTTTGAATCAGCGGGTAACTCTTCAGACCGTCGAACAAATGTGTTGTTATATGTTTCAAGAGTTTGTGCAAGTTGCGGATTGTTCTCGATCGCTTTAAGGGTTGAACCCGCAATCTTTTGGAAAATCTTACCAGCATTTGAAAGAGCGGTCGTAACCTCTTTGGTCTCATCTGCGTCCATTAATGCATTACCAGTAAGGTCAGGTGTTCTTGCGTCTTGATACCAAACACTTGGAACAGACTTAAGAGAACTAATGTCAACGTTAAATGAAGCCTTCATATTCTCGAATGAAGTACCACTGTATGACGTGTGAAACACGATACCCATCTTCGAGCCTTTGATCTTCTTCCCGCCAGAGCTATCAGCAGGAACCGCATACACAATCGTATTTGGCTGGAAAGTAATGTGTGACACACCGTTGATCTTTTGTGTTTTAAGATCGGATTTGGTATACATCATATCACCTTGCAGAACACCTTTGATACCAAGTTTGGAAAGCTCTTCAAAAGCCACGATAAGCTTAGCCTGAAGATCGCCGCTGGTATCGGCTTTAACATCTTCAACTGATTTATATACCTTTGGATCTTTATTGAAGATACCTTTTTTAGCAACAAAGAATTTGCCATCACTTGGATCAATACCAGCAAACACCGCAGGTGCGCCATCCCATTTGACCGTAACATCACTGCTGCTACTTGCGTTTCCGGCAAGCATATCTCTTAATGATCGTAGAGCAAAGATTGCTTCCTTTGCTCCTTTAACACCGCCATATAAAACGGAATCCTCGATGTGCGTCATGTGCGTGTTTTTCCCCGCAGCTTCAGCAATATATTTTTTAAAAGATTTCATATGGGATAGTATTATTTATACAAACATTATGGAGTGCCACATGTAAATTCTTTATTGGGATCAACGCTTAACTTGCACATGGACATAAAGTCAGCAGACACTAAAATCGGATGATCCATATTACTTCTATCAGCCAAAGAAAATGTAATATCCCTGTAAACCCTATCGCCTAGTTTAACATCAAATAAAACCATCGGTCTCTTTTCAGGATTGCCTTCATCGCCTCTCCTTTTAATAACAGATAGTTTAGGTAAAAGATCTTTTACCATTTTTTTATCGGTACCTTGTATATAAAACTCAACCTTATTTCCTTTTATCTTTAAGTCAGTAACACCAACTGAGTTTTTGGATCCATTACCCGTATCCATTTTAGCTGTCAGCGGCCCAACGGAAGGATTCAGAAAACTCATGTATTCCAGAACGCCAACTTGTTTTGTTTGGTATGACCAACAGTCTTTATCAAGTATGCGATTGATTAACTTACCAATTAACTGAGTTCCTGTTATGTTCTTTCCTTTTTCTATATCAAAGTAACTGGCCTTAGATCCTGGAGAAGGATTAACTTCTAGAACATAGTACTTCCCATTGCTTTGAATAATATCCACTCCACAATAAAAGCAATCAACAGATTTAGCAGCCTTAATAGCCAATTCAATTTCTTCTTCAGTTGGATTATAAGCCTCAACAGCTGAACCTAAAGAAACGTTTGTACGAAAATCGCCGGACATCTTTTTGCGTTTACTCCCTGCGATGGCTTTACCGTTTAATACAAGAATTCTCCTATCGTCTTTAATAGATTTTAGTTCTTGAAGTATTAATTCAACAGAGCTTTCATCGTCTCCGCGCATAGCTTGTATAACCGATACCAAACTCTCCCGTGAGTCGATTTTCATAACACCTTTGCCGCCGTGGCCTTCAGTGACTTTTAAAACAAGAGGAAACTTTCCGCCGACCTCTTCAACAGCTTTATCAATATATTCGATATCGCTGACCAAACAGGTTTTAGGAGTAGGAACATTATCGTTAACGAAATTGATATAAGAGTTAAATTTATTACTTGCGGTCTTTACGCTTTCGGGTGAATTGATACAAAAGATCCCGTGGTCAGAAAGCATTGAGTGGAGGATTGCCGCATTCTTACTTGTAGCAGCCGTTCTTCTCGCAATGCATAGCACATTGTCACCGCGTTTAATTTCCAAGCTCTTTCCATCTCCGTCATAGTTATGAATGACAAGAATTTCTTTTAGCTCGTCCTTTTTGGACGCATAAGCTTTATTGGATACAATTCTGTAAAGTTCGATGTTTTGCTTTTTGCATACATCTTCAAGACTATTTACGGTAGGCTCTTCGTCTTCTTCCGCGGCTGTTAAAACTATTATTTTTAAATCGCTAGGATTTAACGTTTCTTCGTTTAAGGAATAATTTTTGAATGATTTCATCGTGGTGGGGTTGGATATATTATCCACCAAACTCGTGTCCTGCGACTCGTTTCATTTGCTTGGTGTATTCTTTAAAGTCCGGCTTCTTTTTATAAAGCTTGATTGAAATCTCGTCTCGCTCTTTACCTTTAATGCGCCACTTGAATCCCTTTTCAAGATGTTCGGGTTTAGTGGTTTTAACTACCCTTCGCTCGAATCCCTGTTCCCACGTTTCTCCTTTATACTTACCTTTACCTTCCTGCAATTGGCTGGCGATCCACTTCTTTGCTATATTATTTTGTGGAGCTGCATTTGCAAACTTTGACATTTTCTTGTAAGCAGACATTGTAGCCTTTTCAATATTAGATCCTTCTGAATTGTCTACAATGATAAAGTTAGATCCAAAAAGCGATTGGAATTTACCGAGATTAGTTTGAACTCCATTCCACATATCTTTAACCTTTTCATCTGGAAGACTGCGGGGTCTTTCATTATTTCGTTTAAGAGCAGTATCAAGATCTGTATTAACAAAGATCATGGATGTATCATAACCAATCTTTTTTAGCGCTACTGCTTGCCTTTTTATCTTGGCATAGTCTTTGCCGGTTCCGTCAATAACAAGTCCAAGTCGCCCTTGGATATATAAACCCATTTGCTTTGCGGTAAGTTCTTTTGCTTTACCACGAATAGCTTGGCCTTGAGGGCTGTATATATTGTCAGCCGTTGCTTCTAATCCAGCTTTATCCAGAGCCGCTTCAAATTTATCGTCTGAGTTAACAATCTTAAATCCAAGAGATGTCAGCGCGGTTTTACCAACCGTAAATGATTTTCCCGATCCGGGCCCACCTGCTAGGAATATCGCCTTAAAGATGGCTGGGTCATTTACGCCTTCTTCTACGCTTTCCTCGGACTCATTCATTCCTGCTCGCTTGCCCCAATCCAACGAAGTTTCATCCTTATCAATTGGACCACCTTTGGCCCATGTATGACAGGATCTTGCAGAGTGGCACTTAAAGTGATGCATCCAGCAATAGCCTAAAACACCGTCGTCATCAGAGGTTTCTCCAGGCATACAATCTTTCATGCGGGGAGAGACGTCAAAGGCAACACAGTTTGCACAAACAGATTTCTTCGCAGCTTCAACTGTCGTATCCCAGTACTTCGCAATCTTTTCCCAATAATCACCAGGCTCATCGACATTCAACGGGCCATAGTTGTATTTCTTTATAGTTGCGTCGCGGTTCTTTGTATTAATCTCAATCTTTTGAGTAGCAGGAGGGCAAGGTGCCGCTTCTTCATGTTGAACCTCTGCAGAAAGAGAAATGAGTTGATTAATAACAGATGTCAGCATTGGTTGAGGCAATGCCATTATCTTTTCTGCAGTTTTAGAAGTAAGGCCGGCCGTCTTTATAAGCTTTTGTTTTAGTGCCGGAGATGGCTTAATAAGCTTTTCTTCTAAGGTGGTAGATTCCTTTTTACCTTTATGCTTTGCCCAAAGATCGGCATCGGTAGTCTTTTGAGTTTTACCTCCAGTGATAAAAGAGTTAACACGAGCAAAGGCCCACTGATGTGGAGTAGCACCAGGTCGGTGGCCTGTTCTCCATGCGGCCATACCACGGTCATATACTTTCTTTAAGATATTATAGTCAATACCTGTTTCATCAGCCTTCTTTTGCAGACCTTTTATAACCTTTTCTTCCAGTTCTTCTGGAGTTTGGCCGGGTGTAGCTTTTTTATAGCTGTTTGCAAGACCATCAGTTCCCCAACCCTTTGTGTCAGTATCTTCTTTCTTACCATATTTTTTATGATAAGCTTTGGTGTACTTACTTGGTTTGGTCTTTGCCCTTGCATCTCCAGGCGCAGGTTTATAAGCGGCAGGATTGTCATCATCCATTTTCGCTTGCTTATTAAACTGAGCTCTTCGCTTGTCTTTGGTTGAATCTCCAAGACC